CTGGATGTCGGGTTGAGAGCGAGTCGTAGGAGGAGGGTTCCTGTGATCCCGAAAACTCGTTTCTCTTGTCACAGTCAACCATAGCAATCATGGCCAACGCACAACCCGAGCGTTTCCCAACTTCGGCCGCCAGTCCGTTAACTGGCGCACTCGCCGACCCCTCCGGGGGTCAGATTCAGGCCGCCAACCAGTACCGCCGCTACCGCGCGGGGGTTTTTGGTAGCGTCCTGGAACACGGGTCTCCGACCCACAAAGCTCGGTCCATCTTCTACGAGGTGGGCCGGCGCTACAACACCGGCGGGGAGGCTCTCGCCCCCCCGCCTGAGGCGGCAATCCCCCTGGACTGCAGCATCGACATAAACCCCTCGGAAGCCGCTAGTTTCGAGGGCCTTGCCCGCCGATACTCCAACTTCAGCCCCCAGTGGGTGAAGATGGACCTCGCCGGGATGGTCGAGCGTCTCGCTCGCGGTGTTGCTGTCTCCACGGTGTATGGGGATACCAACGCCACCGCCTTGCGTGGTGGGCGTCCTGTGCGTATCGTCGCGCTGGGAACCCTCGACTCCCCCCAGACGGCTTCAATCTCGAGCGTCTTCATCCCGAGGACCGTCGACACCGTCGGCAACGACGCGGTTTTCGCCGTGCTCGCGGCTGCGGCAAACGGGTGCGGGGCCAGCGTCACCACGGACGTCTTGCGGTTGGACGCGAACACCAACCAGCCCATCGTGCCGAATGTCGCGGGCAGTGCGTTCGTCGGCGCTTGCGTCGAGGCACTCCGCGTTCTCGGCGCGAACATGGAGGCGTCCGGCGGCGGCGACATCTTCGCATACGCCGTCACACGAGGCATACACTCCGTTGTCAGTGTTGTTTCACACACGGACGAGGGGGGCTTCATGCGTAACTTGTTGCGTGAGGATACCTTCCGCGTCCCGTACGGCGGGGTGAATCAGGCCCTCCGCCATTACCCCGCGCTCCCTGCTCTGGCCGCGACGTCGCCTAGCGCGCAGGCCGCGTGGGTCGACGCCATCGCCCTCAAGACGGCGGCGGCTGTCGCCCACTGCGACCCGCTTGTGCCTGGCCGTGGTGGCTGGTACCCATCGGTCTTCACGGCTGCCCGAGGCACGCTAGAGCCGCCGGGTACGGAGGAGGAGGGGGTCACCGACGCTGACGCCCGATCAATCGGGAGCCAGATCGCGAACGATCTCGGTCGTTTCGGGCCCTTGTACATACGGGCCCTAACGCACCTATTCGGGCTCACGTCGAACTCGGGTGTCGCAGAGAGTCACTTCTGCACTGCTGGGGCCAAAGCTCTGGCCCAGGCAGGAGCGGTCGATCGGCATCTTTTGCACAAGACGGTGGCTCCGTACTTCTGGATCGAGCCCACGTCCCTTATTTCGATTAACGAGTTCGGGACCTTGGCCGAGACCGAGGGGTACGGGGCCAAAGTGTCGGTGGGGCACGAGCAAGCGTACAGCTGCTTCGAGTCCTTCCGTCTTCTAGAGAAGGGGTCAACCGCCAACAACATGACCGTCGCTTTCAAGATGCGCACCGCGAGGACTTCGGCCCTCGTGTCACTCATGGCGGCCGAGCCAGCCCCCCTCAACGAGATCAAGCTGTACCAGTTTGATGAGTCATCGATCACGCTGCCAGGCGACCAGGGGCCAACGGCCGGAACGGTCGCCGCCAAACACGCGAACGCAGACCCCATTTCCAGCTACCTCTGGACCCGGGGTCAGTCCTGTTTCCCCGCCCCTGCCGAGTTTATCAACACGCAGGGCACTTACGGCGCGAAGGTGTCCCTCGTGTCATGGGATGACGACTGGAACGCAACGCTTCCAGACCTCCCAAATGACATCGAGATGGCCAGCGGGCGTGTCACATTCCGCGTCACTGTCCCGACCGGCGTAGCGATGGGTGCGTCCAACGCGGCCGATCGCCGCGCGAAGAGGGCGAGATCTCGGGCTGCCATTGCCCTTGCTCAAGCTATAGTACGGTCCCGCGCTTTTGGGCTGGCTGTGTCTCCGGCCATGGAAGTCAGCGACGTGCCCCCTGACCTCGGAGAGGGCGGGCCGTCCTTCATGGACACCGAGCCAGCCAACACTAGAGGCTCGGGGGCAATAAACACGAGGCGGGCTGAGGGCGCGAGTACGCGGGCGGCTGGTGTAGTGCGTGGTGCCCCGTTGCCCCCGATCGCGGCCCACGAGCCGCAAAGAGCGCCCCGCCTGCCGCCCCAGAACGCTCCAGGTGGTGGCGGTCCTGGAGGACCGCCCCCACCCATGGGCCCCCCACCTCCCGCCGGCCCCCCGCCCGCAGGCCCCCCGCCGCCCGGAGATGTGCCTCGCGACCCCGCCGGTGCGCCGCTCGACCCTTTGCCCGTCCACCCGATTGCCGCTCTTGACGACCTAGCCGGCCAGGCTGTGCCGGCCCCCCAGGTATGAGTGGTCGCCGGGTCACCGAACGCGCTAAAGAGGCCGGCGTCGTCGGTGAATACCTGAAAGGGCTTCTACCTCCGGAGGTTGTTTTTCATTTGTCGCAACTGTCTTTTCCTGATCAAATTTCTTTTGTCTATTCGCCACAGTGGTTCGGCCGCAGACCTACAGACTTGTGTAGGGCGGCAGCG